GAAAATGAGCTACAACCAAATAGTTAATTTTTTTGTTTAACCATTTGGAAAATCTTTCTCCCCACTCAGAAAAAGTATTCTTAATCTTCTTTAGAACGGTTGCGGCGTACTCTTTCATAAGTGTTCGCTAAAGTATAAACTGATAGAATCGCGGCAATCGGCGCATTGATGTGAGAAGACACAAAATCAGAATTAGAAAAAAGATAAACTACATTGAAAACAATAAATGCTACTATGAGAAAAAACTCTGGAAACAAAAACGGATTCTCGTTGGCTTCTTTGATTTCTTTTACAAGCTTTTTGTCAAATTTGATTTCGTCCCATAAACCGGGGAAATCCTTGGCTAAACCTTTTACGCCGTTGGTTTTGTAGCTTCTCCAAAATGACTTGATTAAGTCTAAGTCTTGGTCAAGCTCTTTAGCTGCTTCTTGAACAACGGAATCTAGTTTATCTTGAATTGATTTATTATCCATCAAGATATTATATTATAATGCTCCAGATTTTAACAAAAATTCGTCAATTTCGCCAGTGTTTAATATTCCACTTAAAAATACTCCGTATGTCAAATCATCTGGCTTTAGTTCAGTCTTGAAATCTAAAGTCACATTTTTATTGTCTCCAATTTGCAGCCCATAATTTATGTTTTGGAGTTTGGCTTTTCTAGCAAAAATAGAAGACTTTAATACTCCAGTTGAAGAAAGATTTATGTTTAAATCATAAAAGTCATCCTGCTTTGCCAAAGCCGCGAAGTTTCCAGAGCCAGCTTCGCCAACCAAAGACTGAACAGAAATAGTGGCTCCAACCGGATATATAATTGGTCTATCTACAGGAGCTTTGTGCGTGATTGCATTTAACTGATCTCTAGTTAAATCTATGGTCAAGTTGAAAGATTGTATTTTGATATCATCAAATTTAAAACCAAAACCACTTGTTGGAGCAGACCCAGAAGTTTCTACGATATCCAAAGATATGTCACCTTGAGTCAAGGCTCTAGGTCCGTTGGCTCTGTAAAATTTGGGAATGATTGCGTTTATACCTGTTGTTAACAAATCTCTGGTTTTAGTGTCGTAAGTTTGTACATCAACCCCTGACCCAGAAGTTGCGAATGAAATACTTTCACAAGTATAATCCAAATCACAAGTAGCCACAGATCCTACGGAACCCTGTAACGTATAACTATCTAAATATGCATCATGAAAAGTAATGATATCATAATTAGGAGAATTTGTATCTATAACAGATGATATCGAAGAAGAATCAAAAGCGTCAGAAGGCTCATTGTTTATACCGCTTCCCTCTGGAGCTATCGCTATATAAAAGTTTCTTTTATCTAAGTTTCTGTTGTCATTACTAGAAAACCCAGAAGCTAGAAACACAGAAAAAGTATCAGAAACAAAATTTACATCGCCAGTTCTGTAATTAAAATCAAAGCCAAGCTTTTTTTCATTGGTAAAACTTTCAAGATTATAGGTCATCGAAAATTGAACCGTTGGTTTTGTTATTACAACGCTTCTCTCCGTAGACCTTTTCCCAAGCATGATTATATCTTGGTGATTTATGTTTATACCATAATTAACACCTTGAACATTTACGATATTCTTTAAAATATCGTTGCCGGGAAAGATAGCCTCGTTGCTTCCGCCACTTATTTGAGGAGGACCAACGTAAACGGCTTCGTTCTGATAAATTACTCTTACTCTTGACATGGCTGAACCTTGCTCAAGCTAAGAAGAGTCGCCATTTTAAAATCAAGGTCATGAGAAGCTGCAATTTCCTCTATGTCAGAAAAAGACTTTCTATCAACAGGACTTTCAATAAAATCCTTGACAGATTTAGAATTCCAGAGTTTAAGGTCCACGTTTCTAGCTATCATTTCTGATAACATTGAAGCATACTCATTTTGATCGTTGGTCAGTCTCCTTTTACCGTGCTTTGCTCTAAGTTCAGATTTGACAAGCTTTTCTAAAGAATCATAATGATTCATAACTTCTACAAGTTTTTTCATCGAGTATTCTTCGCTGGCTCTTTACTAGTTCTAACCTTTTTCCCCACCTGAACCAGAGGGTCTTCCTGCGTTTGGAGACGGCGCACCTTTGCTTCCAATCAAAGGCTCAAAAAGCCCTTCGTCTCTCAAAGTCTGAAATTTTCTCTGAGACTCAATAGACTCGTCGTAGTTCGGGAGTCTTCCTGTCTCCAAAGCTTGTATTCCTTCTTCTGGAGTTAATACTCCAAGCTCAACGAGCCTGTTGTAAATTCTGCCAACAGCCACCTTGTCATCAAAATCAATATCCTGAATGTTAGGAGTAGGAATAGAACGAAAGCCGATCTGCTTTCCAATTCTTCTCATTTCAGGAATCAAAAAGTCTCTCAAGAAAGCTTTTCTAGATTCATTTAGCTTTTGGATAAACACCAACATTTTGATTTTCGTGTTGGCAAATTTTTCTTCGTTTAAAAGGATGTTGCCCAATCCTTCACGAATGTCTCTGTCCAAAACCTCATACTTTTTGGGATCAAGAATGTCAGCAATTTGCGGAATTACAAATTTAGCATCAGTGGTATAGTCTGCTACCAAAACTCTTCCTACTGATTCATTTTGAAATAGTTTCTGTAAAGCAATTAAGTTTTTAGGATTGACGCCGCCTTCATCTGGCTTGGTACCAGTCTTGACTAAAAGTATGGCTTGTTGCATGGTACGGCTGATAGCCATATCCATTTTCCTCAATTCTTTTTTGTAGTTTAAATCTTCAAGAACAGGAAAGCCGAGAGGCACAGAAAAAGGTTCATAATCTTGCTTTTTATAAAAAACAGCATAAGTCCTTTCAGGATCAAGAATCATTGTAACTGAGCCGGATTTTGCATTTTCAACTGCTTTTTTTGCTTGAGGCGGCAAGTTCTCAAACACTTCCCTGTCTTGCTCAGTTTTTGGATACTTTAATCTGGCAACCTCGTAATCACTTAAAACTTTGTAGTAAGAACCTTGTGCAAAAGAAATGTTTCCACCCATCTGAATGTCAGCAGGATTTAAAACACTATACTTTGCAGGGAGTTTCATTTCCGCAGCTTTGAGCAAGGATGCACCAAAAGTTTGAGTGATTTTTTTGATTTCGTCATCTTTGATTTTGTAATCAAATCTGTAAATAAACACATTCCCAGATCTATAATATTCTCTAAAGAATTGATCTTGAAAATTCCAAATGTTCATCTTCTTGAAAAGAGCATTGAAAAAGTCTCTTGACTTTTTGTTTCCACCCTCTAGGTATATATCACCCACAGAAAACTCTGACATCAAGTCAATGGTATTTCTAAAAACAGCTATATTGTAATAAGCTTTTTGGCACAAGACGACTGCGTCTCTAACATCCAGATTAGAAGTGTTTGTGGCAGTTTTAGAGTAATTAAAGGGAATCAGACCATCTTCAATATTGGTGAACCTGTTGGTTCTCTCAATAAAAGCTGCCCTGTTACCTCTGGTTCTGGTGGTGTTTGTGGTACTAGCAGCATGAATTTCTGCCATTAAGGGAGAAGCATTGCTTGCTACAGCCTCCTGTGCCGGTGAACCTTTTTCCTGCTGTTTTTTCTTGCTAATAGCCATTCCTTTATATTTTACACTTTACACGAAAAAAGGGACAAAACTATTATCAACTTGCTGTTCTTTGTAGTCAGTCATGTCAAAATAACATTTAACACCCCAAACTCCCAACATCAAAGTTGTATAGTTATCTTTTCTAGCCTTGTTTGCTGAAGTGGACCTTTTCAAGTGCTGCGGTAGGTCAAACGACTGAGTCCCCTTTGCTGTAGTTTTGACTTCAACTAACGAGCATTGCTTTTTAGTTTGATAAATCCAAGCGTCTTGAAACTCAATAAATTCTAGAATATTGGGGTGTCCAACCATTTTCATGTCAACTCTTTGAGAGCTAGCCTTGGAGAACACCGCGTCATTTGCAGTGGTTTTAGACGCAAACCACACTCTTTTATGGTCAATACTTGCCTGTAGATATTCGTTGGCTCTTCTTAGAAACGAAGAAGTAAAATTTTGCTTTACACAAATTGCTCCGTTCTCTCTGTTGTAAGAAGATTTGGCTTTTACAATAGACTGGATGTAGTCTGTTCCTTCCTTATCTGTTTCAAAATCAATGAAAGATAAATTCTTATGACAATACTCTGACTCGTTGTAACTGTCAATAAATTGATAACCCGCGCTATCGATGACTATCATCTCTACGTTAAAAGCCCCCAACAAATAAGATAAATACTTGATATGACTTTTCAAGTCCCCACCAGCTACAGCGTAACAGTGAACCAAAGTAGAAGTTTTAGTTTGGTCGTCTACTTCCATAACTGACATAGCAAAATAGTCAGAACTTGGACTATTGGAAAAAGAAGGGTCAATTCCAAGTATGTATTTTTTTGAGGAGTCTCCCCGTATTTTTGTAGTCGGCATTTCTCCATCTGGAATTGTGCATTGATGCATCTTTTTTGCGCTGAAATAACTATCAGATCCATCAGTGAATTGAGCGCAGTATTCTCGTAAAAACGATGCGTTCGAAGTGCCGCCTTGTTGAGCTTCTTCAATGACCGTTTTATCAATCATATCTTTAGGCATCGCTTCATAACTCAATTGAGCAATAAAGTAAGAAGCTTCTCCAACTTCCGGTTCTTGAATTTTTGCTATCCACTCTTTGTAAGTTTTATACAAGTTTTCAAATGTATAAC